GTTATGATCCTCGATGGCGGTTTCACCTACATCCGTCCACCAATTCTCATTAGTTCCTATATGCCCAATGTATTTAGATAAGTCATGATCCACAAACACCGGAATCCCCTCATCTAATGCCTTCAGGCAAAAGTAAACATCCTCGCCAATAATTCCCCTCGGCGACCATTCAGCACTAAACCAAGGGTTTTTCAGCTTTTCAAATACTTCTTTAGCAATTAACGTAGCACCAAAACCTACTGCCGTTACCTGCTCGCAACCTTCTTTGCCCCTAGAATCTATCTTCAACCAACGAGTCTTTTTGATCTCGCCAGTCTCATCATCCTTAGTTAGCTCTAAATTCAGAGCCGTTCCAACGATAGGCTTCCTTCTAGTGACAGCATTTACACCAATTACCGGAACCTCACGACTTAACATTATGCTAATCAAGTCTGGCGGGAATCTCATGTCTGAATCAATAAACAGAACATGAGTACATCCTTCCGATAATGCAGCCTTTACTAGACCTTCACGCTGGTCAAATATCAGCGTTCCAGCCATCGTATATAACTTTAATCCGTTGTTCTCATCATTGCAACGATGTTTAACGTCATGCCCAACCATCCTTGCAAAGTCAAACGCAAAGCCTGTATGAACCATATCCCTAGCTGGTACACAGACTCCAACAACAGCACCCTTCACAGCTTTCTTATCTTTTTTTGTAGACATTAGAGAGTTCCCCGATAAGTTTTCCAGACTTGCCCTTCTGCGCCATTCATCCACTTGGCAAATTCCGCATCGTCAACTATGTGGAATCCCCTCATAATCCCCTTCTTGTTCATCTCATCAATGACCGTAAAAGGAATCTTTCCTACGTGGTGAAAGTCGTTTAGATGACCAGTTCTAGCCTTATCAGCGTCTCTAATCTCATTAACAGCTTGCAATATTTCAGTTACATCCTGCTGAGTTTCAATGATGATCCCACCATCTCCATCAGCGTGTACTACAGAAGTGCGAAAGTTCACTTGGAGTCCTTTCTAAAAAACCCCCGAGGCCGAAGCCCCGAGGGAAACACGCAACTCAGCGTGAAGGAGACGTTACAGACTCATGTCCAGATCGAAGCAACCACCATGAGCAGCCTCGTTCTTAACCTCGAGAGTGCACTCAACGAGAATCTGAGTCTTGTCGCTGTCGCCAGCCTTAGCCAGTTCGTTAGTCTGGAACGGACGCAGATACGCCACTGCTGCGTACTCAGGATCAAGGATCAGAGCATCACGTGCGCGCATGAAACGGTTAGGAACAACCGACATATTGCCGAAGTCAGACACATAAATGTCAGCAGCACCGATAATCGTACCGGGCTTGTTGCCATTCACATTGAAACGCTGACCAGCAATACCAGCAAACGACGAGACTTTCTGCTTGCCCAGAGCGCCAACCATCAGAACGCTAGGAGTACCACCAGAGGTAAACACTTCAGCCACAACGGTTTTCAACAGGGCTTCGGTGAAAGTACGCTGAGTACCATCCGAACGAGTCGATACGCCGATAGTCGTAGGATCAGCACCGCCCGAACCGTAGTCGGTATTGGTTTTGATCCATGACAGCAGCGAACCCATCTTACGAGGAGTCGAGTTCGACGAACCAGCGTCACGACCTTGATTCGACAGCATAATGGTTTCCAGATCGCGCTTGATCTCTTGGGAAGCCTTAGCAAGCTGATAAGCCTTCTCAGACTTACGACCAGCCTTGTTTACCGTATCCAGAGTGCCAGAAACCTTGATGGTTTTTTGCAGAATCTGGGTGTAGTTACCAAGACGAGTAGTAGGAGACAGAGTTGCATCAGATGCATCAGCGCCTTCAACAGCAGCGTTAGCAGTCGTTGCAGCAGCCAGCGAGTCAGTCTGCCACTCATGGTAAACAGCAGTGGCTTTGGTCTTGCCAATCGATGACATAAAAGGAGTCTCGGTAGGCGAGATGTTGTAGATAACATCGGTCAAATCTTCGCGCTGACCAACAGCGGTATGTGCGTTATAAATAGCCATGATTCACCTCAAATAAATTTCTCAAATACACTTGCGGCATCAGCAACCCTTCCAGATTCCCTAGCTCGCGCCTTAAGTTTCTTCAGTTCTTCAGCATTACTATCTCTAGGCTGCGATACGCCAGCTTTAATCACTTTAGGAGCCTGAGCTACTTTCTTAGTAATCTCTGGCTTACTAGCAACTAACTTGTCGTACTGCATTGCCTTGTAAAGCGTTAGAACCGCACGAGAGTCATAGACACTCGCTAACTCTTGATCCGAAAACCCTAGACTCTTTCCAAACTCACGGATGTTCTTCCGCAAAGTCTCACCCTTAGCCGGGTCTGCAAACTCTGGAACAGCCGCCACTAACTTCTGGCTTTCCTCAGCTACATAACGCTGAAGATTCTGTTGCCGTTCATGCTCTTGTTGCTGTGCGATTCTCTCGCGTTCAGCCCTAACAGCATTGAGTTGCTTATCCCTCTCGACCATCTCAGCTACCTTTACAGAGTAGCCAATAGGATCAGTTTCCTTCAGGTAAGCTAGGTTTTCCGTCTCATCTTGAGGTTTGAGCATTTGCTCCATCATCTCAAGACGTTGCGCGTATTGATCGCGCAGAGCCTTAGCCTCTTGAACCGCTTGGCGCTCGGCCTCAACCGCCTTACGTTCCTCAGCTACAGCTTGCGATTTCTTGGTGTAATCAGTGCCAAGTTGATATGACTTGATAAGCTCATCTAGGGTTACCTCCCGTTCTTCGCCAGCGGCTTTGACACGGAATCTTTGAGGTTCCTCGGCTTCTTCAACGACATCATCTTGTTCTACCTCTGATTCATCATCAGATTCGGCCTCGCTCTCGTTGGCTTCTGCTTGGAGTTCCGGTTGTTCCTGCTCGGAGCCTTCTTCTCCACCCATTAAGCCCAAGAAAGCGTTAGCTGCACCTTCTACCGTCAACTCACCACTACCCTCGGGTGTCGTGTTCTGAGTATCGCTCATCAATGTTTCCTTAATTATATCGGGAACCGCCCGACTCGGTTACAAAATCTTTAATCTCCCATCCTTTATTTTCTTGTCTGCGACCATCCCTCTCAATAACCCTTAACCTGATATATGCCTGTTCTCTTGAATCAATGTCGTTAGTCTCACTCATTGTGAATCTGTTAATCTCCTGATTCTTCAAGTCTTGCATCATCTCAACGAAGTAATCGTCGCGGAGTAGATTCTCAGCCCATTGGGATTTATTCATTACATACCTTATTTTGATTTATTAGAACTGTTTAATTTTTTTAACATTTCTAAATGATCTGAACCAACAAAAAACACCCCTTTTGGCTGATTTAATAGCCAACGCTGCCTTGATTCGTTAGCTTTATCTGCCATTTTACGAGCTTGAGTGTCACCTGATTCCCACATTAATTTTTCGCCACGTTTTAAAAAAGACTCAACATTTTTTTCAGTTGCTATCTTTTGACTATCATTCAAAAACTCTTTCCCCATTGCGCCTAAGAAACTATTTAGTTCTTTAGGGCTGTAACGACGATCTTTAAAATAGCCTATTTGTTGTTGATTTTTTAACAATGAGTCAAAAATAGTATTGTTAGAAACAAGTGCATCTTTTTGTTTGTTTACATCAGTATTTGTAAATATTGTGTACAAATATTCAGATGGATAACCTTTAACTGACTTAGAAGCTAAATCATCCCACGAACCCTTATATTTAATACCGGGTATTTTATCTCCTCCAGAACCTTCATAAAAAGCCCCAACTTTATTAGCAAGTGTTTTAATATCTGATGGCAAGTTAATATCTTTTCCGTGTTCTTGCCCAACAAATACTAAACCCGGTTTTGGAGAATAAACGAATTCATTTTCTGGAATTGCATTTGGCGTATTAAACAAAAGACCGGCATTTGGGTTAGCGGGTTGTTTATTTGTTGAGTTTAATATACTGTCTAAAAGACCAACCATCATGCGCCCCTTGTTAATGCGCCAAGTTCTCTAAGCGCCTTCAGAGTCAGTTCAGCTTGCTTGTTCTTGGTATCCTCATCAGCCAAGTCCATAGCCAATACAGCCTGAAGTTGTTTAACCGCAAGTTCAGCCTCTTTAATGCGAAGTTCAGCCGAATCACGCTGGTTCTTCATCTGCATCTCTATACCCTTGCGCGTATATTCTGCCTCTAGGGTCTGACGCTCCAGATCAAGTTTTGCTGCATCAATCTGGGCTTTTGCCTGTGTCTTTTCCCGTTCAACCTGAGCCAGCATCTGTGCGACCTCTGCTTGTGCATCGGGAGCAGGAGGCTGAGGCTGAGAAAGTTGAGCATTAACTTCAGGCGTAATCTCATTCATGAACTCCGAGGCATCCTTAAATCCAGCAGCCTCAATGAACTTAGCCAATGTGTTACGGTATTGCATCACGCTAACCAATGGATTAGCCGCACCGTATTGCTGAATAATCTGCTCTTGCTTAGACAGAATCATCTGAAGCATTGTCAGCTTCTGCTCTCTATCACCAGAACCAAGTCCAACATTGACCGAAATATCGTACTCATTAGCCCATGTACGAGGGTCATAGGTCACGTACTGACCACGCATACGGATTAGCTTAGGCTTGTCCTGATACTTGCCCAACAGCCTCAGAATGCCCTTAAACAAGCTCTTAACGCCTGTCTCAGCGAACACACGCGCAATCAACTCCAGCTTGCCAGAGTTAGACTTCATCATCGCAGCTACAGCAGCAGCCGTAACATTTGACAATACATCAGGATCAAGACCTTGTTGCGCGTCATTCACACCTGTGCGCTTGGCCTGAACCTGATCCAGATACTCCATCATCGGGAGAGCCTGACCGAACGTGCTCTGAACCGTTAGCGGAACCAAAGCATTCGGAGACTTCAGACGGATAATCCCACCCGGCGTAGCGTTCAACAGGTCATCCAGATTCACCTGACCATCAACCGCCCCTACTCGAGCATTGTTCGTCAGGTACATATTGTCTAAAGACTGACGGGTAATCGTCGATTTCTCTAGCTGAATATCCACCACACGATCAGCCAATGACTGACCAAAGAACTTATGAGGGATAGGAATGGGGCAAATACTGTGGAACGGAATATAGTCGCATTCTTCATCGTCAAGGATTTCTGAGCCGCAATAGACAATCTTTCTCAGTTCAGCAATGCCATCCTCATCCTCATCGATACGGATATAGCACTCGTATACCTCAACCGTCTGCATGGACTGATCCAGACTGATATTCTGGTCAGGCTGCTCACCATTCTGGAATCGTGCTACTCGTTCCTCCGAGAACTCCAAATCATTGTAGGTCGGCAGACTATCAACCATCTCCTTGTCATAGCCTAACGCTATCAAGTCGCTACGAGGCATCAGGCGACGATGAGCCACAAACTGAGCAGTCTCAATGTCTTTAGCTGACTTGGAGATTAGGAATTCTTCAGGCGGGACGTTCTCGATCTTGACGCAGCCGTATTCTTTCTTACGCTGGACATAGACCTCGTACTTAGGAATCTGCATTACATTCCCAAGCATATCGACTACTTCTTCGTACTCAACTTCCTGCTTGACAACCTCTATCGATTGATCCGATAGCAATAGAGCAAGTTCATCCTCGCTTAGGTTCTCGTATTCTTCTTTGGTAACGTCTACACGCTCATCCCAATAAGACTTAACGACACCGACCTTCTGAAGCAGTGCATCCTTGAACCAGTTATGAAGTATCAGGAGTCCATCATTCTCACGATAGAACACCCAATTGCAATAGTCTGTGGCCTGTTTAGCAGATTCCTCGTCGCCGGGACTCTTAGGCTCAAAGTAGACAATATCCTCAGTCGTGGTAAAGACTCGGATAAGTTGGGGAAGCGCACCATCGATAGCCTCTGCGACTTCGCCGGTGACAATCTGGCTGCGGCCTTCAACCTCATTACCGTAAGGTTGGCGCAAGTAATACTCTAAAGCTCGCTTACGATCCTCTACTGTCTCAGAATCAATGTAACCAAGCGAGTTATCTATTTCATTCTCAAGGATGCCCTTGATTGTGCCTGAATCGAGCATAACAGCCCCTATGGGAAATTTTGCTCATTATACAACCCATCTTACATTATTTGGCAACGGTTTTGACCACGATCCATCCGATTCGTCAAGACCTACTGCTAAATATCTCATTGCATCAGAGAAATGTGACGACCAGTCATGAAGTGGCTTGTCATAGAACACACTACGCTTCTCGTCATATTCCTTACGATAGTTCCTCAAAGCATTTAATCCCTGCTTTGTGTCAGGATGGAACCAGCATCTAGGAAGCAGCCTTCTGGTGGCCTGAATACCGTCTGCAATCGATAGCCTCGGAGCAACAGTCACGTTTAGGCCAGCTTCCTGCAATACTTCCTTACGGCTCTTACCTGTGCCTAGTTCTCTTACCTCAACATCATGAGGGAGAATATGGTCAAAGCTCTGGTAATTGTTCTCGCGCAACCATGATACATACCAGTCTAGTCCTACTCCGTGGTTTTCCACGCAGTCCAGTAAACGTACCTCTTTTCCAGCCACTTGAGCAACCCAGATAGCCGTTGAATCGCCCATCCCAATATCCCAAGCAGTAAAAGAACGACAGAGATCGTCACGAGGAAAGTCGGTAACACGACCATTAGCCTCAAGATCATTGATAATTGAGCCATAGTAACTGCCCTCCACCGCGGCATTAAACGAGCACTCGAACTCTTGGTCATACTTGTCCTGACCCATTTCCCTCAGAGCAGCCTTAAGTTCTTGCTCAGCAATAATTTTAGTCTGACTAGCCTTGAACTCTAGGAATGACCAATCTGCCTCAGTCTTAGCTCTCTCTGCTAAATCGTGGAAATGGTTATTACCTTTAGGAGTCCCAATGAACAAAGCCCACCCAAGACGATCTGCCAGCGCTGGACGGATAATCTCGTTCCAAATCTTAGGGTTCTGATCCCCAACCTCATCGATGACCACTCCATCGAAATACTGACCACGCAAGCTATCAGGATTGTCAGACCCATAAAGACTAATCCTACGCCCCCAAAAATCAGCCCTAAGCTCAGATACGTTATAACTAGCTCCTAGTGGTCTTGTGTACTCTTGGAGATAATCCCATGCAACCCGCTTAGCCTGTCCGTATGTTGGAGCAATATAGGCATAACGTGGGTCTTTCTTTTCGTTGAGTACCGCTGCCTTGATGAGGTGGTTGATAGCACTTACAGTCTTTCCCATCCTTCGATGAGCAACGACCACTGTAAATCTGCTGGCATCTATAGCATTGTGAATGGCAGTCTGCTGCTCTCTTGGAGCATACGGGATGACTATCTCCATCCGTTACTTCTGCCATGTAACTACGTGCTGCTGAGGCTCACCATCCTTGCCCGTAACCTCTGTCCTAGCCAAGTCAGGCACGGTCTTCTTCAACAGGATGTCAGCAGCCTTTATCTGACTAGCAGTCATCTCTATCTCGCCATTAACATGCTTTACTAGACGATCAAGGATAACGCCAGCTTGTATCTTGGCTTTCCACTGTTCGCTCAAAGTAGTTTTCCTTATCCTTGCTGCCATAATTAACCAAAATGCAATGAAATGTTATAAGGCCTAAATATCTCAACCAACCGATTATGATTAGCCTGATCTTCAGCAGCCTTAGAGAACACACGTCTTGCGTAAGAGTTATAAAAATATTCCAGCATCTTCTTCTGGAACTTGGCTAGATTACTGCTATCTCTTAAAAATATTGTAGCAGTTGAATCTTTATTCTTTAGCCACAAAGCAAACCAATCTTTTGCTATTTCAATGGCTTTCAGGCAATTGCTAGGATTAAACATATCTATCCTAACTCTAGCTAATCCACCGCCCGGCAGAATGTTTGTTAAGTTCTCTAATCCTATACTAGCTATATGCTTTTCCTCAAAGTCATAAGCCTCTTGCTCATCTACAAAATGTGCAACCTTTTTCTTTATGATAACTAAATTAAGTTGTTGCAACTCTCTGATTAAATTACACTTTTCTGAGCATACTCCCTTTGCGGCATCTCTTTCATGCTGGTCTATTCTGTCTTTCTTGCCTTTGCCAACATAGAAAGGCTTTTTCGTCCTTGGGTCAATTAACTCATAGACATACCATCTCAGATTCGCTTCCATTTTTGCATTACCTCTTAGGTGTCATGCTTACTTCAGTAGCCCTTTAACTGGCTGATCGTTGCGTTCAAGTATCTTTACGATATTAGGATCAAATACTACGAAATTCTTTGTTCCTTGTTTAGTTGCTCTACTTCCTTGGTCTAAATATTGAATTCCTTGAATACCTGCTTTACGCATATCATCAGACCAATATGGAGCCATACCTTCATTTAATCTTGGCTTTAGCCATTCTCCAATTATTTGATCTTCTTTTGGCGGTTTATGTGATATTTTTGATAAGAAATCTTTAACAATTTTAGGCTGTTCGCTTAATGGCTTATCCCAATCTAAAAATGTCTTAGCCGCTGTATCAGGAATATCCAC